CAATCCTGTTGTTCACAAAACAATTGTTGATTGGTACAGACATTCTGTTCTAGGCGGGATAGGAGGGAATTTTACCGCAGAACAAGAAAATCAGTTTGTTAAAGGAGCAAACAAGGTAACAGAATTTTATAAAGAATATAAACATCAATTTACTTCAGTGGGATTTACTGAAGTAAGTCTTGCAAGAGAGCTTTGCGAATATTTCCAAAAGAAAAGCAATACAGGAATGGAAATTCATCCGGTTTACTTTGTAGATAAAAAAACCTATGAAACATACTTTCCACAATATTTACTACAGCAACGATCAATAAGAGAAATTAACTAATCAGGAGGTTTTTGAATGGTTATTGCTAGAAAAACAGTGGAAAAATCATTAGAAGACAAAGTCATAATAGGCATGATTATGTCAACAAGGTTCTTAAAAGATATAGTTCCATTATATAAACCCGAATATATGACTAACTCCTTTGCAAAGATTATTTGTAATTGGGTTATAGAGTATTATGAAGGATATGAAGAAGCTCCTAAATTCCACATCAAAGATGTTTTTGAAATTGAACGAGCAGGAATTGAAGAAGCAGACGAAAAAATAATTGAAGTATATTTGTCCAAGCTGTCCAAACAGTACACAGAAGAGCAAGAAATTAATGAAGAGTATTTTATTGATAAGGTTATTAGTTTTTTCAAGAAAAGAGAACTGGAAATTGTAAATGATCGAATGGGCAAATTCCTGCTTAACGGGAAAATTGATGAGGCTGAAGCAGAGATTGTAAATTTCAAAAAAGTAGCAAAACAAGTTTCTATGTGGATTGATCCATATACACCTGAAACTGTAAAAAGAGCATTTGATACATCATCAGATGTGGTTTTACAGATGCCGGGCAGATTAGGAGAATTTATAGGCCCTCTTGAGAGAGGATGGCTCATTTCTATTATAGGAGGATTTAAAAGAGGCAAAAGCTGGGGTATGATGGAACTTGCTTTTAGGGGAGCTATTCAGCAAGCAACCTCTACATCGAATATAAAGGTCGCTGCTGTCTCTTTAGAAATGAATGCTACGAATGTTAATAAAAGACTATATAAACGAATAACGGCCTTCTCAGACGATGGGGGGGATACTGTGATTCCTTGTTTTGATTGTCAAGCGAATCAGGAAGGAACTTGTGATCTTCAAATAAGAACTAATTTTCATGCTTTAGTTGGAACAGCATACAATCCGACATCAATTTATAAGCCTTGTACAGCGTGTAGAAATTTGAAAGATTATGAGCAACCTGGTAACTATGAACTTACAACCTGGTGGGAGACTGTTGTAAAAGAAAAATTTACTGAGCAGAATGTTTTAAAAGCTATAGAGGGCTTTAGAGAAATGCGGGGAGATAATTACAGAGCTATTTCCTACCCAAGATTCTCAGCAACAATTTCAGACATAAAACGTGACCTTGATTTATTAGAATATTCTGAAGGGTATGTTCCAGATATAATAACAATTGATTATTTAGGAATAATTAAGCCTGATAAGAAGTATTCCCAGGACTATCTAGCCCTTGATAATATGTGGAAAGAAGTTGCTGGATTAGGAGAGGAACGTCATGCTTTAATAATTACAGGTTCCCAGATTAATAGAGGAGAATTATCAAAAGGGAATATTGAAGAAGGAGGATTAGCAGGATGGGTTGGACAAGAAGGACATGTGGATAAATCTTTTGCTTTGAATCAAAAGAAGGATGAAAAAGTAAGGGGTTTGTTGAGATGGAACAAACTTGCTGATAGACACAATGATTTTAATGAACTGGAAACTTGTTATGTGTTACAAAATTTAAGCATTGGGCAATCTGTGTTAGATTCAGAAATTGTAAAAGCAAAGGGGGGGAGATAGTGAAAGTGTAAGAAAACTTTAATGGGTTAATTTACAGTTTTTAGGAAAATGTGTTATATTAAAAATAAAAGGAGAGCAATATGTCAGTTCATCTTTGTCCAAACTGTAGTTACGAAATAACTGAAAAAGAGTATGAACAAGCGGAAGAGAATTTTCTTTGTCCAAAATGCTTCACAAAAAGAATTTCTGTTTTTAGGGAAAAAGGAGAAAACTATGCTTTCAGTAACAAAAAGATTTAAGTTTGATGCTGCCCATCATCTTCCTTATTATGAAGGAAAATGTTTTAGACCACATGGACATCGTTTTTTTCTTGATGTGTCTGTAACAGGAAATATTATTAAAGAAGGACATAAACAAGGAATGATCATTGATTTTGTTGATCTTAAAAAAATTGTAGCGGGTATAGTTGGTAAATTAGATCATAGTGACTTAAATGCTTTTTTTGACAATCCCACAGCAGAAGAAATGCTTTTATTCATTGTACATAATTTATATGCGGAATGTATAAAACACAAAATAATACTAGTGAATGTTAAGCTTTGGGAAACAGAAGATTCTTATGCTGAGTGGAGAAATAATGAAATTAGCTAATACTTTTTTATGCCCCGGTTGTTCAGAAGTTTTTGATTATTCTCAAACAAGATACTGCCCTTTCTGTGGGAATAAAACTAATTTATTTCTAGGCAAAATTCTAAATCGTAAGGAGGGAATAGATGAAACCCATTTTGGTAATAATTCTATTAACAGCCCTACTCTATCAAACACACATAATGAGTGTGGCAATAACACCAGTAATGATGGCTGTGAAAACAACAGAAACATTGAGACTAGCAGCAATCAAAGCGGGATTGCCCGATCCAGGAGAGCGGATAGCAAAAGCTGTATCAATCTCAGCAACTCAGACAGGAATTTCAAAAGAACTTATCCTAGCATTAATGCACTCGGAATCAGGATTCCAACCCAAAGCAATAAGCAGCAAGAATTATCGGGGATTGATGCAGATACCGGCAAGACTCGAATCATTGACAGCCAATACATTAGAAGGAAGCCATATCCTGGCAAACAAACTGATCCAAACCAAAGGAAATTTAACATTGGCGTTAATTCTTTACAAGGGGTGGCCAATAACTAGCCAAAGAGGAAAACAAGAAGCTCAAAAAGTTTTGAGCTTAACAAGAAAACTAAAGGAGGTAATATGAATTTACACGGCATGAAACTAACATCTGAAATAGTTCATAAAATATGCTTCTGGTTTTTATCTGTATTTTTACTAGGCTGTTTTGTTGGAGGATACGGAGCAAATAGATTTATTATCGAAAAGAGATTGTCTGATTCTGTTAAACTCGGAGGAGTTGTTCTTAACGATAAAGTTTACGATTTAAAAGAAAGACCATAAAATATGTAAAGGAGTAGGAAAATGAGAATTAACAGCATTTTTAAATCAATAAATGGAGAAGTATCAAGCAATGGACAAGGAAGAATGACAACATTTATTCGGATGCAGGGATGTAACCTTTACTCAGAAGGAAAAAAATGTAGTTATTGTGATACACCTTTTGCATTTGATCCAAAAGAAGGAAAAAGTATGTCTCTTCCTTCAATTATAAAAAAAGTAAAACTATTGAATTGTAAATATATCACGATAACAGGGGGAGAACCATTATTCCAGAGAAAAGAACTTGAAAATCTTGTAAAGAGTCTAGAAGGACAAGGGTATTCAGTAGTAATTGAAACAAACGGTACTCTTTTTCCTGCCCTTTTTTTAAGGAGCCGTTACGTTATAGATTGGAAATTAAAAAGTAGTAGTGTTTCTGCTCTGATGAAACTTGCATCTTTTTCTGAACTTCGCACCAAAGACACTGTAAAGTTTGTTATAGAAACAAAGGATGATTTTGCGGAGGCTCTTACAGCTATGAAAAAAATAAAATATACTTCTTTTGGTTATTGTGATTTTTCATTTTCTCCTGTATTTGGAAAAATAGAGCCTAATGATCTTCTAAATTGGATGAAAGAAGCAAATTTAAATGATGCAATTTTAAATGTCCAATTACATAAGCTTTTGAATATTGCGGAACCTACATGATTTCAATACATTATAAGCCCAAATAAATCTTTACAATTTTGAGTGGACTATGCTATGATATAAGTAATCAAGAAACAGGAAAATAAAAAATGAAACTAATTCCATTAACACAAGGAGTATTTGCTCAAGTCGATGATGAAGATTTTGAATATTTGAATCAGTTTAATTGGTTTGCTCTTAAAACAAAATACACATTCTATGCTTCTAGAAACATCCAAATAAAAGGAATGTGGACAACTATTCGTATGCACAGAGTTCTTATGAATACTCCGAGGAATCAAAAAGTGGATCATAAAGATCATTATGGATTAAATAATCAAAAATACAATTTAAGGCGTTGTACTGATCAGCAAAATCAAGGAAACAGAAGAAAAACAAAAAAAGCAACATCACCTTTGAAAGGTGTTTCTTGGCATTTATTCTCTCAAAAATGGAGAGCCCAAATTAGAATAAATAAAATAAAAATTCATTTGGGTCTTTATACCACAGAAATTGAAGCAGCTTTAGCATATAATGAAGCAGCTAAAAAAGAATTTGGTGAATTTGCTTGTTTGAATTTCAGTCAATAGATTTCCTAGAAATCTAATTTTATTAACAATTTTAAGGAGGAAAGAACAATGGTAAATGCAGAAACAGTAGATTTGAGTGAGGTGAGAAGCACCATCAAACTTCTTAATGAAAGTGGCCTTGCTGAAAAGAA